ACAGGACTCAAGTGGGCGGCCGCCTCTGGCGGAGTGACCTCAGTCACTGGCACAACCCCGATCGCCTCATCTGGCGGAGCAACGCCTGCAATCTCAATCGCCGATGCCACCACGTCTGTGAAGGGAGCAGTGCAGCTCTCTGACTCAACCAGCACCACGAGCAGCGTGCTTGCCGCCACATCGACTGCCGTCAAGGCGGCGTATGACCGGGGAAGCACTGGAGTCACCGACGCAGCGTCAGCTCAGTCCACAGCAAACGCCGCTGTGCCTAAGTCCGTCGTGGATGCGAAGGGCGACATCCTTGTCGCCTCGGCAAACGACACCGTCACGCGCCTTCCTGTTGGCGCAAACACTTACATCCTGACAGCAGACTCAGCAGAGGCAACCGGGCTGAAGTGGGCTGCCGCTGGCGGTGGCGTCACCGCCGTGACGGCGACTGCACCGATTGCATCATCTGGCGGCGCAACCCCTGTCATCTCCATCGCCGCTGCTACGACCGCTGTCGTAGGGGCCGTACAACTCAGCGACTCCACCTCCACCACATCCAGCGTCCTTGCCGCGACCCCAACGGCGGTCAAGGCGGCATATGACTTGGCTGGCACGAAGGTCGCCTCAGTCACTGGCACCTCGCCAATCGCCTCATCGGGCGGAACGACCCCGGCAATCTCCATCGCTGACGCCACGACCGTTGTCAAGGGCGCGGTGCAACTCAGCGACTCAACTTCTACGACCAGCAGCGTCCTCGCTGCAACGCCAACGGCGGTCAAAGCCGCATACGACCGAGCAGATACCAAGGTCTCGTCCGTCACCGGCACGTCACCGATTGCTTCATCCGGTGGCACGACTCCAGCCATCTCTATCGCTGACGCCACCACCGCTGTCAAGGGTGCCGTGCAGCTCACCGACTCGACCTCCTCCACCTCAATCACTACGGCGGCAACCCCGAACTCGGTCAAGTCGGCATACGACCTTGCAGGCGCAGCCGTCCCCAAGTCAATCGTGGACGTCAAGGGTGACCTGATCGCCGCAACCGCAGCCGATACCGTTGCGCGCCTTGCCGTTGGGACGAACACCTATGTTCTGACGGCAGACTCAGCAGAAGCGACTGGATTGAAGTGGGCTGCTCCAGCAACAGGCACGGTGACCTCCGTCACCGGCACAGCGCCTATCGCCTCCTCAGGCGGGGCAACGCCAGCAATCAGCATCGCTGCGGCCACGACCTCCGTCGTCGGCGCAGTGCAGCTCTCTGACTCCACCTCTACGACGTCAAGCGTCTTGGCGGCTACACCGACAGCGGTCAAGGCGGCGTACGACCGAGCAGATACGAAGGTCTCAGGCGTCACAGGGACGGCGCCTATCGCATCGTCAGGTGGCACGACGCCAGTCATCTCTATTGCCGCCGCCACGACCTCGGTCGTCGGAGCGGTCCAGCTCTCCGATTCCACATCCACGACCAGCAGCGTGCTTGCCGCTACGCCAACCGCAGTCAAGGCAGCCTATGACCTTGCCAACGGCGCAATCCCGAAGACGCTGACTACGACCACTGGCGACATCATCTACGCCTCGTCTGCCAACACTCCTGCTCGATTGGGTATTGGGACGGCAAGCCAGGTTCTAAGCGTCTCAGGCGGTGTGCCAGCGTGGACGACGCCCAGCGGCGGCGGCGGATATTGGGTTGAGGTTGCCGGCACTGCGGCTGGTACGGCTCTTGGCGTGACAAGCGGAGCGTATGCGGTGCAGAACATTGGCTCGGATACACCAATCACAATCAACTCCATCGCATCAACCTTTACCGCAAACACGGCAAGAAGGATTACAGCCACGAGTAATATCGGAAGTGTTGGCGGCTACGGCGGCACAACGTACACGCTGAGAACGTCTAACGCTGGCAACCAAGCACTTACTGCGATTGCCTACGGAAACGGCCTGTTTCTCGCTGCTGGATATAGTGATGCAGGAGCAAAATCTACAAACGGAACAACTTGGACATCCGTCACGCCTGGATTTGCCGAGAGCATCTATTCAGCAACATTTGGAAACAATCTCTTTGTCCTTTCAGCGGGATCAAGGAAGCTGCGGACAACGCCAGATGGTGTGACCTTTACTGCGCGAGACTTGTCCGCCACGTTTGGCGCATCCGACGTTATCTACGCGGTCGGCTATGGGAATAACATCTACCTAGCTGGCGGTGATGGCGGGAAACTTGCAACGTCAACCGATGGCACAACGTGGACTGCTAGGACAGCGAATGTGTCCACCAATACTATCCAAGCTGTTGCATACGGAAATGGTAAATATGTTGTTGTGACCGGCTACATCGTCAACTCTACACAGCTTGGAAGCTCAACAGACGGAACGACGTGGACTGGTCAGAACCCTGGAATGCTTGCGGACATCTACGGCGTTGCTTACGGCGCAGGTCTCTGGGTTATTGCTGGCGGCGGCGGCAAGATTAGGACAAGCCCAGACCTTGTCACCTGGACAGCGCGGACTTCTCAGTTCGGAACCGATATTATTTATGGTCTGAAATACATTGACGGTGTCTTTGTTGCGGTTGGTGATGTGGGTAAAGTTTCAACCTCAACAGATGGCACGACGTGGACCTCAAGGACATCGGGCTTTTCAACCTCATCTGTTTTTGCAGTAGCTGGTGGCGATGGTCTGATCGCTATTTGCGGACAATCCGACGGAACGAATGGAAAGGTTGCTACATCCCCAAGCGGGTTGAGCAAGCTTCTGTTTAGTCCAATTACATACAGTCAGGTTTAGGAGGGCTTATGGCATATAGATACGAGATTGACAGCCAGAATGTCGTCAGGATTTGGGACGACGCTAACCCTACGGTGACAGGCGCGCCGTTCTTCTTGCAGGACGTACACCCCGACGGTCGCGCCTGGGCTGATCGAGAAGAGGCACAAGCTTGGGTTGATGCGTTCATCATTGAGCTTACGAATCCGCCAGCGCCTTCTGTAAGGCAATGGGGATGAACGACCTAACCATCCTTGACGCAATGGCCGAGCGGCTCAAGTCAGTTGAGCCACCTGTGGGGTATAGCCTCAGGAACGTCTACGCCACCCCGCAGGAGTCGCTCCCTGTCGTCCCAGCCATCGTCTTCTTCCCCGGCGACGACACGGTCTCCATCGGCAGCGCCAACCGCTCCGTGACGCTGACCGTCAACGCCGTCCTGTACCTGACCCCAATCCCCCGCATGGATCAGAAGTATCGAGACCTCTACACCTGGCGGAGCTGGATGAGGGACGCCTTCAATGCCGACGTGACGATTGATGGAAACGCCGCTCAGGTGACCGTCACTAGCACTACACTTGGCACCGACACCTACGCCGATCAGGACTACCTCACGGTGACTGCGGCAGTCGAGGTGCTAGTCTACGAAGCAATCGCGTACAGCGAGTAGCAAGGAGAATAGGACATGGCTTCACTCGGCGCAAAGGCCCTCTCTCGCATCTCGCTCATGAGCCAGTCGGGCTTCGGTACGGCCGCCGCATTCGGCAGCGCCGCAGGCGAGCTGCTCGCAACCAACGCGGTTGGCGTCATTGATCTTGGCGTGACGATTGATCTTGGCGAAGATGCCACGGTTGGCAAGCGCACGACGATCCAGGCAAACGAAGTCACCGTCACCGGCAGGAACCCTGTCGTCACTATTGCCGAGGGACCTTCATCGCTTCGCACGCTCCCACTGATCTTTGATGCAATCGGGGCAACGACCAGCGGAACTGCAAGCCCATATTCATGGACATGGTCGCCAACACAGGGCGACGTGGACACTCCAATCTTCTACTCCATGCTCGTCTCGGACGGCGTGCAGAAGTACCGAGTTGTGGACTGCGTGCCGTCAGAAGTGACGATGTCTGCAGACGCCAGCGGGCTGCTGCAAGTCGGAGCGACCTTCGTCGCATCAAGCGTCTCGGCGGTCGGATCCGCATTCGGCACGGCCGTGCCAGCGCAGCCGATGCTTGCCGGTCGCCTTCTGAAGCTCACCATTGATACCGACTTCCCTAACAAGGCGGGTACCGGTGCGACCGTGTATGACGATGTGCTTTCGTTCTCGCTCTCAATCTCCACAGGCTTCGCCGTGGTCAACGCGCTGGATGCTTCGCTGACTGCAGCGACCGCAGACTTCATCGGCGCACTCGATGCGACCATGACCCTGACCGTTGCCTCAAACTCTGCGGCGATTGCCGACGGAGCGTGGGGCATTACGGAGATCGGTGAGCAGCGATTCCTGCGTCTCTTCGGTACAACGACCGACTCCTTCGGCGTGTGGATTCTCGGCTCGTGGGTCATTGAGTCTGTCGTACCGCTCAGCTCTGAGCAGGACGGTCTCGTGGTCAACGAAGTCACGCTCCGCCTTGCCTACGACACTGCGTCCGGGAAGTCCCTGGAAGTCATCGTTGACTCGCCGCTCGCAACGGCGCCGTAGTAGATACCCGCTTGGCGGGTAGGAGGAAGTCATGGTCAAGATCGTTGAACTGGATGGCCAGTTCGCCGGATGGCGCTGCGAGTTGCGCCCTCAGATTTCAGCACGCATTCTTCTCGAGCTAGAGAGCGGCGTACCCGCTCGGGCGCTAGAAGCCTTTGCCAAGGTCATCATTAGCCACAACTTCAAGGGGCTAGATGGTGAGCCGGTAGAGGACGTGCTGGACGCACCAATCGAGGCGTTGACGGCAACCATTGAGAAGTGGGCTGCGAGTAATAGCCTAGACCCCAAGTAAGGCTCGCTGCCAGACGGCTGGCGATTGGACAAGCCATCGCCCCGCCGCCCGACATCATCTTCCACATCCTCGGGCAGAAGTTCGGAATGTGGCCAGAGCAGGTGGCGAGCCTCCCGGTTGAAGAAGTCCTCAAGGCGTGGCAGCTCCACGCAGAGATGACACCAAAGGAGAGGCGATAGTGGCAAGAACTCCAGCACGGTCAGTCACCGAGTTTGAGGTCAAGTTTGAGAACAGCTACACGCAGTTTCAACTTGGCTTTGAGCAGGGGTCTAATCCGCGTGCCTGGAACCGGCTGCTCGCCCTTTCGCTCCTCAACGCAGGGCGCACGATGGTCAAGCCGATGAAGCAGGAGGCGCCTGTCCGCACCGGGCGCCTGAGAAACTCCATCAACGCCAAGCGCGGTATGTATCAGCGACCAGCCGTCACGGTCGGTCCGCGTCCAGGGCAGAGCCGAGGCGACCTGAAGGGCGCGTGGTATCGCTGGTTCGTGACCTCAGGAACCAAGCCATCCCGCGAAACGAAGAGCGGCATCAAGGCGGTCAGGGGCGTTGCAGCTCGACCATTCGTGGTCAAGACTGCGACGAGAACAGATGTATACAAGCGGGCGCTTGATACTTACTGGTCTACCATTGACAAGTATTTCACCGACAAGGTCTTCAAGGACCGAATCACCAAGTTTAGAAAGACGAGGTAGTCGTGGTCACCTCTGGCGGTCAGGCAGTCTTCGCAGTCGTCGCAAAGGACTCGGCGTCTAAGACGCTCAAGGGCGTCGGCAAGTCCTTCGGCACGCTAAAGAGGAACGGCATCAACGCCCTCAAGGGCATTGCCGGCGCCTCTGTTGCCGCCGCTGGCGCGCTGGCTGCATTCACAGGGAGCGCCATCCAAGGCGCGATTGAGGACGAGCGATCCAACATCCTCCTGACCGCAGCCCTCAAGGCACGCGGGTTTGAACTGGACAAAATCCTCCCGAAGATTCAGGAGCAAATCGTTGCCTCTCGCCGCCTTGGTCAGTCGGATGATGAGGTCCGCGCTGGCCTTGAAGTCGGCTCACGCTTCTTCAAGAACCAAGAGAGGCTACTAAAGGCAAATGCACTTGCCGCCACAATCTCCTCGGCAACCGGCGAAGACATGGCAAGCGTCATGGCGAAGATCGGCAAGGCTGCCAATGGGCAGACACGCGGACTCGCCGCGCTGATTGGACCAATCAAGAAGGGTGCAAAGTTCACTGACATTTACAGGCAAGCAAATGAGAAGTTTGCTGGAGTTGCTGACGCTCTTGCCAACAGCACAAGCGGAAAGATTCTTGCCGCGCAAGAAGAGTTCAACGAAGCCATGGATGATTTCGGCACCAAGTTTCTACCCGAAGTCAACAAGGTGTTGCGGTTCGTCACCGAAAAAGCATTCCCTGCGTTCCAAGGGATTCTTGAAACTATTGCGCCAATCGTCAAAGACTTCTTTGAGAACTACATTGTGCCGCTTGCTGGGTCAATCGGCGAACTTTTCAAGGTCCTAAACAACGCTGACTTCAGCATCATTGAGATTGTCCTTGCCCCCGCCAAGGTCTTCTTTGAGGCACTAAAGATTGCCATTGACGCAATCGTCGCTGGCATCAAGTTCATTCAGGGGACACCGTCGCAGAAGCTTGCGTTTGCAGCAGCCGCTGGTTCAGCAGCGGGCAGCACGACCTTTGGTCTTGGGACAACAGTTGGCGGCGGTGGACCAATGACGGGAGGCACC